ATGGGCCGTACCGTACACACGGTGAGCATGGCCGTGTGGGACTACCTGGACTACGCAAGCCGCAACCTGGCGTTCTCCACCTACACGCACTACCGCAGCAAGCTCATGCGCTTCGAGAGCGTCCACGGACCCATGCCCGTCAAGAACGTCAAGGCGCCCTTGCTGTTCGAGTACCTGTACGGACGAGGCGGCGCCACGAAGAACTGCGGCGCACGCAACGCCAGCCAGCACCGGACAGCGCTGCAGAACATGCTCAACTACGCCGCATACCGAGGAATCTGTGACGCCGTCGCAGTCCCCAAAATGGACGGCGGAAGCCGACCCGAAGAACGAGACTGGACGAGGTATAGCGCCGACGAAATGCTGATGCTGCAAGACGGAATGCCCTGCCCACGATCCCGGATGATCGTCGCAATCTGCACCAACACTGCAATGCGAATAGACGATATCTTTCAGATCCGGCTGAAATACGTGAAGCTCGCCACCAACGATCTGCGCGTCAGAATTCAGAAGTCGAAAATGTGGGACAACAAACCCGTCACCCTCGAACTTGAAGAAGAACTGCGCCGCTACCTGATTTGGTACGCGCAAACCTGCGGGATAAGTCAGCGCGACGACGTATACCTCATACCCGGGTCAAAAAGAATCGGATGGGTCGAAGCCGGCGGGTGCACTGGCTACGCGCCTAATCCAGAAAGGCCCGTCTCCTACAACTGGGCATACACGCGTCTTAAGCAGGCAGTGGAGGCTCAGGGGCTGCAGCGAGAAGAGGGCGAAGCGTTTCACATGCTTCGCCGATCCGTGGCTCGCCTCTACTTCGACACCAAAGCCGACGAGGGATACGACCTGGCGCTGCGCATGACGCAAGCACTCCTGAACCACAAGTCAGCCGCAACAACCGAAAAGTATTTGGGTCTTCGAGTTGAAACCATCAAGCGTGACCAGTCCCTGAAGGGACAGTCGTTCTTGACTCGCGGCAGGGAGGGCGTTATTCAGATCGCGCGTTAAGGCGGTCGTTCGCCCAGGTCGCTACGATCTGGGCGTGTTCCATCTCGTCGTACGCACGCTCTTCCTCGGCCTCGATCTCTAAGAGACAGGCCGGGCATTCGCGTACCGTTCCGGGCCAGTGAGGCTCGCTGATGTGTTGAGATTCCATAGCGATCACTTTACTTAAGGCTGGCTGCGGGTCCGGGGATTGTTGCCGTACGGGATAGCTTCCGGGTAGTCCGCCCCACGGCTTTGGGGTCTGAAGCATTTAGCCGGACGGCCCGCCGCGCTCCTCACGTACGGGACGATCCCCTGCGGTCAAGCCGAGGGGCCGCGTTCAAGCTGCTGCGAGCGCGGCCCCTTCGAGGCTCTTCAACTATGGGTACTGCTGCTTTGTATGCGGGTCAGACAGTCTCTGGCTGTCTTGGTTCTTCCGCCTTCGGGGCGGTTCGTCGGCCCCCCCACGCTTTGGTCTTTACGGGGGGCGTAGGTTCGGGCCCGATTGGACGACGTGTCAGTCCGGGATGCTCGCGTAACCTCCCGGTCTTTCCCGGGTGCCATGTGTTGTCAAGAGCTTCTGCTAACACTCTTACGCGCCCTGTCCGGTCTGTCCAGATGTGATCCGTCTATTTTACCTGCTATTGACCTTCGCTGTGCGCAGCCGTTCGACTGCTCACGGCTTCGAGGTTTCCAGCGATGGGGCGTCTCGACCTCCGGTGATCACTTGGCTACGGTCGCCCCATGGAACGCTTCCCAGGCTACGAACACGTGACAGGCACGCGAGAAGAGCTCATCAACGAGCTCGAAGACCGCGCCGAAGGCTGGCACCACATGGGTTCCGACAGGAAACGCGACCGCGCCCTAGAAGCCGCACAGGCACTCCGCGACGGCTCGTTCAGCGTCAAAGTGGGGCATCGCATCTACAGCGTGACGGGAGCCGCCGTACCGCCAAGCAGGAGCGACACGGACGCCGAAACGACAGACACACCCACGACGTAGCGGTACGCTACCTCCGGATCACCACAACTGACGCGTGATCAACTCACAAGCCCGTGAGGAAAATCGAACATGACCGCAGCGGACCGCGTAAGCACGCGGGGAATGTCGCTGTACGACCGGGGCTCACGCCGCCCGCGGGTCGTACTGTCGCCCTCCCTCGCGCCCCTTCAACGAGAGAGGGCGACTTTACGATGAGCTACAGCGCGCTCGACCCGGAGTACGACACCTTCTGCCCGCCAGGAGAGACCTGCCCTGGCTGCAAGAAACCGATCAAGAGTCTTGAGCCCTGTCGCCGTGTGGTGACGGATCGGCAGTCAGGCGGCCCGCTGGTCATATACCGGCACATCAACTGTTGCCCCGAGCCGCCACGGCCCGAGCAGGCGGATTGAGTACCCCGCAGCAGACATCAAGCCAGTCCCCCAGCAAGCGCAAGCCGGCAATGTACTGCGGGCTATGTGCCGGGACGGAACGCGTGTGGTGTGACAAGTGCTGCGGTTTCGCCGGCTGCGCGGCCTGCGGCTTCACGCTAAAGCGCCCCTGTCCCACCTGCGTTGGTGGAGACGCGGCGCGCATAATCTGGTAAGTCTCCTATCGGGGCCCCGTCCGCTGTTCCTCCCCAGAGCGGCGGGCGGGACTCCTCACGGCTCGTTCCGCTTCCACCAGCCGCGCCAGCGTGCACGCTCGGGCTCATCCGTCAGCATCTGGCTCTCAATCATCGCCGCTGTGCGCTCCACGATTTCGCGGGCAACCTGCAGCCGATCGGTCGGAGGCTCGTTGAGCCGGCGCAGCAGCTTCACGAACAGAGGCGTGATCGTTCCGGCCTCGAAACAGCGGATCATCTCGTGGGCCTCTGTGCCCCGCGCATAGAGAACCACGGTGCCGATAGCACGGCGCTCCGGCAGTTCCGGCCACACTCCGGCGCCCATGTCGTCTAGCCGCTCAAGGATCTCTTGACGCACGTCAGGCAGGCGTGTGCGCTGCCAGCCTGCCGCGAGCCCCCGGAGAGTCTCTACCGGTACGGGCAGCACCCCCCCGTTCTCGGCGAGGCCACGCCGAAGGTCTGGCCATTCACGGGGAGTTACAGGAGCTTGCTCGGTCACAGTCATCCCTGTTCATCCTATTGGTCAAATCCTGCACTAACACGGCTGATAGCCCTCGATAGCCAGAGTAGACCAGTACAGCCCTTGCGGACCCATTAGTTCGGTATTAACCTATTTGAGAGTCTTGATCCATGCACTGAACAGGACCGTTGTCATGACGAAAGATGACGCGATAGACGCCCTAGCGGAGCAATGTGAGCGGCTGGTCTTGCAGCTGGAGGAGCTCTGCGAGCGGTCCGGCACCCGTGTCGACTGGCTCACCAAGCGCGCGGCCACCAACCGTCGCCTCATCTACCTGACAATGGTCGGCATCAGCCTTGACGTTTTGTTGACCATAGGGCTGATCGTCATAGGCCAGAACGTCTCGGCCAACGCCCGCGAGATTGCCAACGTGCAGGAGCGCACCAGCACCGACGTGCTATGCCCCTTGTACGCACAGTTCCTGACCGCATCCAAAGCACCACCTCCCCCCTACTACACGCCCCAGCAGGTAGCCGACCGGGCGAAAGGCTTCAAGGTCATCGAGGAGGGGTATCGTATTCTTAACTGCGAAAACGCGGCGAGCAGCCACTAACACCTCAAAGGATAGACCCGTGACCAGCCAACCAGCGTTACCTGACCCCATAGACCCTGGCCGCTTCGAAATCAGAGTGGAAGGCGACACCTTCACAGGAGGAGTGCTCTTAGGTGGAGGCACCGTCGGGTATGTAGCCCGCGTCATCGACCGGGAGACCGGACGGCCCCAAAAATCGCTCTACACGTTCACCTGGCGGGGAGCATACGCCGAGGGTGAGAGGTACGTTGAAAAGATCGTCGCAGGGAAGAAAAAAATCAAGTAAACCGAAAGCAAAAAATGCCCCCCGCTCCCGCAAGGGGAACGAGGGGCATTCGTGTGCTCAAGCCGTGTCAGCTCATCGACGGACGCTCAGCGTCGGCGCCGACGTTCTTCACGAACACGCCATACACGGCACGCAGGCCGGCAGCCACAGCACCCGCCAGTGCCGCACGGGACAGGGCACCATCGCCAGCAAGGGCGACTCCGCCGAACGCGACGAGGAAGGCTGCAGCGCCCTCCTCGGCAGTACGCCGCAGGAACGAGACAGAGAACATAGCCACTCCTTAGAAGATCAAAAAAATAGGCCCCGGACAATCACCCGGAACGCCTGCGGCTCGTCTGCCGCCCGTCAGACACTCACACCGTGCTTCCTCAACCAGCTAAGCGGGTTAAGGAAGTTGCCTGCTGCGAAGTTGGGTACGGTCCGGATCTCGAAGTGCAGGTGAGCACCCGACGAGTTAGTTCCGGAGTTCCCCACGTTGCCTATCTGGTCGCCTGCCTTGACCGTCATGCCGGGCGTCACTGACCGGGACGACAGGTGGGCGTACAGGGCGTACGTGCCGTCGTTGTTCCGGATCTGCACGTTCAGCCCATACGCAGAGGACGTGTCCGAAGCGACTACCGTCCCGCCCATCGCAGCGTGCACGATAGTGCCGTAGGACGCACCGAAATCCACCCCGGTGTGATAGCCGAGCGTGTAGCCACTGCTCGGGTTGCCATACCCCTGCGTGACAGGGGCGTGCACGGGCAGCTGCACAACAGCCGTAGACGCCCGCGGCGTGGACACCTTCGGCTTCGGAGCAGGAGCCGGGACCTTAGGCTGCGACGGCGGCGCCGGCACCAGCTCGTTGCCCCACGGGAGAACGAACACCTGACCGGGATAGATCAGATCCGGATCGGCGCCGATCTTCCGCTTGTTCGCCTCATACAGAGACTCCCAGTTGTCGGCCGACCCGTTACCCGTCCGAACCTTCGCGATGCCATACAGGGTGTCTCCAGGCTGCACCGTGTACTCGCCAGACTTCGACGATGGGACCACGTGCGGCTTCACGGTCCGAGGCTTCACCGGGGGCTTGGCTTTCGGCTTCGGCGGTTCGATCGGCTTCGGACTCCGATACGTCGTGGCCGCACCATATGGACGAGGGCCGCCTTCGAACATCGACGCACTCAGGCCGTTGCCCTTGCACACCCACGCCCCCGGGCCTTGGATCGCCAACAGGGCTTCCGCTGCCAGGATCGTCTGTTCCTTCGTGGGAACCTCAGAGCGAGGCATCCCCTGGTACAGGCGCTGTGTCCAGCCTGACGTGTCGACGCCGTGGGCGTTGAGGTACTGAAGTGCGTCCTGCCAGCTGGCGTTCTGGAACTGCAGCCCGCCCACCGACATACCGTCGCTGCTGTAGTTGATAGACCAGTCGCCGCCAGACTCGCACTTGGCGATAGCGTCCCACTGGTCCACAGTGGCAGCCTCGGCGCTGTTACCTGCCGCAAGGGCGACGCCCGCGCCCATACCGATCGTTGCCGCACTCGCAACGACTCTCTTGGTTGTGGAATTCTCCTTTGGCTTACGGTGTTTTCCCCGCGCCATTGGAATCAACTTCTTTCAGTCAGTGGGCACCTTCAATGCATCCCACGAAGTCTTACCGGGGATTCCATCCGCATCATCGCCAGAGAAACCCATCTTCCGTTGCCAAGCCGCATACGAGGCTTCATCGCCAGGACCCCAAACGTCCTTCTTCGTCTGCGTCACATACTTGTTGCAGCCAACAGCCATCAGCCGCGCATGCATACGCGCAATAATCGGACTCTTCCTACACCGGGTGAAAAACGCGGCACCCGGAAACGGTGTATACGTCTTCCCTGGCGAAGCAGGCGGCGCAGGAACGGCAGGACTATCCGCCGCATACTCGGGCCGCCCATACCCGGCAATCTCGGTAGCGGTACGCACACGCCGCAAACACTGGTTTGAAGTGTTGCCCTCAATCGTGTACACGTACTTTCCGCTGACACTGGTCACCAGGCCGACATGGTCGATAGCCCCGATCGAGTCCGAGCCCTCCCAGTCAAAGAACACAATGTCGCCACGGCGGATGCCGGCGACATCGACATGCCACTGGCCCTGATCCTTGAACTTTTGGGCGTGCGCCACTGTGTACACGTAGGCGCCGCCGAATGTTACGGCTAGCTGGTTGCCGCTCATCCAAGCCCAATAAGATATAGACGCGTCACACCAAGCCCAGTTGGCACCCAAGTTGTCGTACTTGCGGTTGTACCAATCCTGTATGTAGTTAGGTTCGCCCAGCCCGATCGACTTCTCAGCTTGGGCGATCATCGCTTCTAGACCGCTCATTCTGCTATCACCGTCCCGTAGAGGCCGTCCTCGTTGGGGGCTCCGAACTCGATGGCCAAAAGTTCTTCCTCTTCGGGGACAGTGGGGCCCGCACCGCTCTCGGGCGGTACGGGCGCAATCGGGCTATGCGTTCGATTCTCATATGACATTGCGGGTCACTTTCCCAGATAGTTAAGGACAGCAATAACGGTTGACGCAACGGCTAAAACGACCGCGGTAGTAGGCAGCGCGTACCGCCAGTGCTCAAGAGCACTAAGACGCGCATCGTGATCGCTTGTCTGATGGCTTTCCAACACCCGGAGACGGGTTTCGTGGTCCTCGCCCCGAATACGTTGGATCTCGATGATCTGGTCGATTTTTACCTCGACGCGTGCCAGCTTCACAGTGATGGAAGCGGTCTCTTCTGGCTCCATGGGAATTCGACCTCCTTAGTAGAAGAGGTCATGCCAGAAACGGATTTCGAAGGCAGCTCCCAGCGGCACACCGTGGGCCAGGTAGTAGGACAACCGCTGCTTGACTTCCGACAGGTCACCGGTAACGATGCCGCCGTCAATTTTGAATAGTTCAGCGTTCAGGGTGACGGGCGTCTCCGGGCCGACCGCGGACTGCAAAAAGGTGCGCCATTGCGCGGAACTTTCCTTGACGCCGACGCCGGAGCCGCAGCCGTCCTGAATGGTGATCTCAAGCGGCGAGGGCAGGCCCCTCAGGCAACTGCTGAGGTTGGTGGACAGCCCGGACGGGTTGGGCAGATCGTCGTACTGTGTCCAGATCGCAGGCGACCAGAGGTATGTGTGTCCAGGGTCAACTACGTTGAGGGCGTTCATGTATTCGGTCAGGAACGAGTCGTAAGCCGTCTTGATCGAATTGTCGGTGAACGCCGCTAGGTTCGCCTCGTACGTGATGTACCACTCGAAGTCGACGTCTGGATAGTCAGCTACGAACGAGGCGGCCGCAGTCTCCGCCAACCCAATGTTGTCGTCCCGGAAATCCGAGTCGAGGATGCCCGTGTCGTAAGCGTCGCCAGATCCTTCCCACGGGAGCACCTGAGTGCCGATCCAAACGCGTTCGAAGGCCGGCGTAGCACCGCCCGGAAGGTATGGTGCGATGGCATCCAGATAGTCCGAAAGCAGGACACCGTCCGTGTCGGAGATGTCCTGGAGAACGAGATCGTTCATATAGTTTGGGCTGTGTGCGCCCACGTGGTGCCTACGGTGCCTAGTACGCACAAGATCAAGCCACGATGCCAGATCTTCTGGGTCAGCCCACGAATGTATCGACGACAACTGAACGAAAAGCCCCATACCCACGAGAGGTCACCCCCTCTCTTTTAGAACGGAAGTACGGCAAGACGCCGGTAGGAGAAAGTGCCGACCCCCGTGGGATCGCTGCCCGATACCCGGTACTTAGCGGTGAACACGTTCACGCCCGGCGTGAGGAGCGTGAACATGTGGAAGCTGCCCATCTGCGCAGCACGGCTGCTCGTGTCAGGGGCCTCGTGGAACAGTGAATCGTTATCGCTGGCCGCGAAAGTTGAAGCGCCGGAAACGTCGACGCCCATGAGCTGCCACTGGTCAGTCTTGTTTCCATATGACCGGCACGACGTAAATACGATTGCGTTCGATCCTGTCGTGATTGTAACCGTCGGTCCGGCAGTCGTAAGGTCATCAAACGAGCCACTCACCGTGGCGCTCTCCGCTGTGTCTACGGCGGCCGACAGAGCCTTCCGCTCCACAATGCTGTTCGCGCTAGATGTCACGAAGTAGCCGCCGTGGTTGGCAGCCTTGGCGGGAGCAGTTTCCAACAGATTGTCCCGGACGTAAGTGTTGAACTGGGCTGCGGTGAAAGCAGTGTTAGCTACCGCCGTCATAGGCGCGGTCCAAGCCATGAAAACCTCCTAGGCCCGAATCAGGCCACTCCGTTAGCCTTGCTTTCCTCAATCAGATCAGCGACAGTCTGCCCCGACGGGCAGCCCGCTTTCACAGCGAGCGAATGTTCCGCGGGGAACCAGTTACGGTGCTTCGGCGGGCGGGGAGCCAATGCTTCCCAGATGCCTTGCGGATCAGATGGCCACTCCACATCCGCAATGTGGCCGCAGCCGCCTGGAGGTGGACAGAAGAACGACGTCTGGCCTGCCTCCAAGGCGATAGCGTTACCGCACTGCCGGGGGCAGTCAGATATCCACCTGCCGAAGTTGACGTAGGCGCGTGCGCGGGTCGTCAGGATCATCGGTTAATCCCTACTAGATGTTGCCGGAAAGTCGTGTCGCCCCATTGATCTGATCAGCCGACGTGTTGCCGACCCCGGTGTCATTCCCCTGCAGCGTGAACGTGGCCGATGTGTTGTTCAGGAACGAGATGCCACGATTAAACCCAGTAATCGTGTTACGGCGGACTGACCAGCCCGTAGACGAATACGAGGATGCACCGCCGTCATCAATGCCACGCAACTCCGTCGCGGTGAGCGTGCCGGCCATTTGCAGATGATTGTCATCGACCCGCACATGCGTGAGAACGGACGCGGCCCCGAAGTAGATGGCGGCAAAGTTGTTCAGCGACGAGGAGACGTTACGGGCGATCACCACAGTGTTGTTGGCGATCCGGATACGGCTGCCACAGAAGTTGGTCACAAAGTTGACGTCGGCCGTTGCAGCCGACGCGTGATACGTGTTCCCGACGATCGCGACGTCCGTCCCGGGGTCCGAGCTGCCGGTGCCTACCTGTATGACGCCATCGACGCCCCCAGACTTGGAATCGCGGAACAGGTTGCTCGCTATGTGCCAGCGAGCGGCCCCGTTGTTCACGCAGATCGCGTTGCCCGTGGCGTAGCCGAAACCGTTGTTGGTGACCGTGTTCCCGCTGATCGTCACATCAGTTGTCGGGAGGGCCGCGTTGGTCGACTTCACGAACATGTCGCATGCGTCAACAACGTTGCCGGTGATCGAGAAGGTGTTGCCGCCGGCCAGCTCTACCGCATAAGAATGCTGCGAGTAGATCGAGTTACCGGTGATCGTGACCCGCTTACACTGGCCGACGCTGATCCCCTTAGACGACCCGGCGCCAAGAACGTTAGCCGTGATCGTGACTTCGTTCGCCCCGTTGATCTGTATCGGAATGATCGTGTCGTCTAGCTCGTCGAACACGTTCTCGGAGATGATGACTCGTTGAAACGTGGTGTCAGAGTCGCTTCCCTGCAAGTGAAGTGCCCGGACGTAACCGTCGCCCAGCGGTGTGGCGTTTTGCAGGTTGCGGAACGTGTTCCGGCTGAACACCAAGCCCTGCGATCCGCCGCTAGGTGTTGCCGCGAAGAACACGCCCGTGGGGCTGTCCGTGATTTCACAGTCCACCATGGCGAAGTCTTTGAAGACGTCGTAGCCGAACGCTTCGACTGCATAGTGGGAGCCGCGCTCTATGCGGACGCGGCTCAAACGCATGCGTTCAAAGACGCTGCTGCCCTCTTCGAGGCCGCCGAGCTGCACGCACACCGTGTTCGTGTGGGCGGCTCCTCCAACGATCCGCAGGCTTTCGAGGCTGGCGTCGTTGCCGGCCAGGGTCACCAGCGACAGGAAGTCGCTGCCCGAGGAGGGGCCCACGATGGAGCTCAGCTGGCCGGCGCCCCTCACGGTCACGCCAGACGGCACCGTGAGAGTTCCATTGATCTTGTAGTCGGATGGCGGCAGGAACACCACGCCACCGCCAGCAGAGTTGGCCATGTCGATGACGTCTTGGATGGCGTCCCTGTCGTCGGTCGACCCGTCGCCGACCGCGCCGTACCCCTTCACGTTGAAGTAGGGGATACGCGTTTCGACGCGGTTCAGCCAGCCCGCAGTCACAATGTGCGTGACCGTGAAACCGCCTGTGTGGGTGACCGGGGTGGTGTCCTCGGCACCCCGGATGACCGTCCAAGTCGAACCCGACACGTTGGTCACGAGGATGACCTCGGACGTGTCAGCCACGTCGACGATACGGAACTGCGTGGGAGGCGTGGCGGCGTCACTGGCGATGGGAAATCCCGCCGATGAGCCGACCGTCCACGTTTCTTCTGTTCCCGCCGCTACGGCCGTCTTGGAGGCTGCCACGCTGGTCTGAGCGTTGTTACTGAACAGGTCGTAGGCGCCCACGAGAACCTCCTTCTAGAAGCCGAACAGGCCCTCGTCGAACTTTGACCGATCGAACAGGAACAGCCGGTTGGGGTCGCTGATACCGTCGATGCCGAACAGGCCCTCGTCGAAGCCCTGGTCGGAAACATCGAAGGTGAAGACCTGCTCAAGCTGTGCGCTTGCCCGCTCGCAACCGAACTCAGCGACATGCGACTTGCCGCCGTCGCCCACAGTGTGCGAAATGTATTCCACGTAGTATTCGTGGTCGCTGAACGTCTCGTTCTCTTGGATGCGAACCTTGTCGGATATACGCGTGTTGAGGATCGCGTACATTCGGTCACGATGACCGTGGTTCACGGTTATAGACATCACGGGCAGACGCCGGGCACGCTGGCCCAGAAGAGTCAGAGCCATCGTAGAAACGTCGTTGTAGTTCGCCCACGGGATCCTGACCGCGCTACCCTGCAGCGACTTCAGCCCATGCTTAGCGATGGACTCCGCATCCTGGAACCGCAACTGAATATTGGTGTTCGTTTCCAATGGGATAGCACGCAACTGCAGACCCGACAGCACAGCACCCGTGCCGCCATCCTGAATGTGAATCCGCGTCGCCTGACCGGAAGTACGCTCAAGCGCAATACTCACCGTCCCCGACAACACCGTGTAGTCGACACCTTCAACCGGCGGACGAGCATCAATGAAGGCACTGTCAGCCGAAGCGCCGAACACCAGAAGTTCACCCGGACGCACCGAAATCGGATGGCCCGCCGTGAACACCACTTCGTGCTCAAACTTGGGGCGAGTCTCCTCAATCGAATACGTGATGTCGTTGATCAGGTCTCGGTAGCCGAGATCGAAATCAACCGGGGTAGAGAAGATCGGCTCCGGCCGGTCATCCTCGCCATCCGTGAACACGGTTTGCACCTCAAGCGACTTAGACCTCACCAGCCTGTGATGCCTGTCGCGGAACACGAACACCCCTGTGGGCTCCACATAGGCGATCGCCGGAGTGCCCTCCGCCTGCATCAACTTGTTGATTGCCGTCAGAGCGTCAGTACCCTCCTCCCACCAAAACGGGATACCGGTAGCGCCGATGTCGATATCACGCAGGGTTTCCGGCCAGCCCACCTCATTCAACACTTGGTTGATGGCGCTGCCGGTACGCAAGCCCGTGTACACGCCGGTAGACAGGTTGATACTCGCCAAAGTCCCCAGCAGGTCCTGCGCGGTCAGCTTCACCGAACGATTGCCGATGTCCGGGACCAGCTTGTACTGATCAATGAATCCGTTGAACAACGAGTACTGGCGGCCTTCGAACGTAGCCGCCACATACACGGGCTTGCCGGGGCCGAGGTATTCGACCAACGGAGAGTCGGGGTTATCGGGAGAGTAGTCGCGGGACCGGTTGTTCAGCTCCAGAGGCGTTTCGCCCGGAGCGACGTCCGAAAGGCTGCGAATGGTGTCCCGCCCGTACCGGAACGAGACAGGCGTACGGACGCCCAGCGCCCGCAGGGTTACATCCTCGCCCGGGATGGGCAGCATCACGCCATCGACGAAAGCCATCGAGTCGCCGACTGGAGCACTATCCGGAATCACCCGGATGATGTGAGACGTAACCTCGGCAGTGAACTGGTAGGTCAGCTCAACCCACTCATCCCACACTGTCGTCGCCGCCGTCTCGGACATGCCGACCACACCAAGACGCAGTGCCGGACTGCCCGCAGCTGCATACACCCACGCTGTATAGACGTACGTCTCCCCGACGATCAGACCATCAGCCAGGAAGCGAGCATCCGGGGTCGTGAAGGTTCCGGTGGACCGGAACTCGCCTACGTCGAAGCCCAGAGAAGCGTCATCAAACGTGAACGGCGTGTACTCGCTCCACTGCAGTGAGAGCGCATGCTCATCAGTGTGCGGGTCCACCACAGTCGAGTTGAGATCCTCGACGACGAGTACGCCGCCCTCAAGGACGGCCGGCGAAGCCCCGATGCTGCCCGGAGGAGAGCTGCCAGGCAGCATCGAACCGGGGATAGAGCTCGATGTGAACGAGGACGCGTCCAGGGCACGAAACCGCAGGTACACATCCGACGTGTTCACGAGACGTGCAGCAGTAGCCCGCGTGGTCCACACCAGCCCGTCAGGGGAGGTGTCCCACGAGATGGCGCCGTCAGCCTCGGTCAGGCGAAGGTAGGCCATCTCGACAGGGTCGTAAGCCACTGTCTGGTCGGTGTCGACGGCGTCGACCGTCTGCCTCATGATCAACGTGTCGTTGGTATCAACCCATGCGAACGCGACACTGTCCGTGCCCGTCGCTTCCCGAACCTCCCAGCGAAGATCCAGGCCGGTCCAGAACACATCAGGAACCCTGATCTTCGTCTGAACTGTGCTGCCCGACAAACTGTAGCCGCCCCGCGAATCCACGTACGAGAAGGGGATGGCGGTGCTCTGGTCAGAGACGAACAGGGCACCGCCAACAACCTCCACATCGCCGACTTGAACAGGCCACAGCTCAGAATCAAGCGGGCCGTCAAAATGGTCGGTGAGGAAGTGCAGCGACCGCGGCGAGTACGGCAGGCGAGGCAGGGACCCCAGGATCGGGGGAGTGGTCCCATGCCCCACCCAACTGTCCGCACCGCGTTCAAAGTTCGACAGCAAAACCCGCTTGCCGCCGTCCCAACTCACATAAATCTTGTACTGGGGGACAGCCACGACCATCCCCCAATCACACGCGGTTCTTACGCTTCAGCTCAGTCCAAGCCGCAAGCACAACATCCTGCATCTGCCGCTGATCGGCACCGATGAACGTCCCATCCAGATGGATGTGCGGCTCCCCGCCAAGCTCATGCCCGACGGGCTCAGGCTTGCCGGTGCCGTTGTACGCCAACGACAGGCCCTGCGGGAGGTAACCGCCCCGGTCGTACGACCCGAACGGCATAACGCCGCCACCGAGCGCATAGCCGCCAGGAGCAGCCATCCGCGCAGACCAGCCAGCCCCATATCGCGAGCGGGCGTAGTTGATAGCCGCATAGATGTTGGCCTTCGGGTCAAAAATGCCTGCGCTCGCGTACCGGCCGGCAAAGGCGGCGAACGTAGGATCGATGACCTGAAGCAGCCCCTTGGACGGCGTGCCCGACTTTGCGTTGCTGTCCCAGTTGTTGATCGCGTTCGCGTTGCCTCCCGACTCCTTCTGAATTGCCTTGAGGACGTTCGCAAGGTTGCTGGGAGATTCGCCCAACTCGGCGAGGACAGCGGACGCCAACTGCCCCCACGCACCGCTGCCGCCCGCGCCACCAGCCGTAGCAAGAGCGGGACGGAAGCCGTACCGGAAGACGAACATCGGGTCGTTTGCGCCGCGCGCCGCCGGCCCCTTGCGCAGGACCGGAGGCGTCGCCTCGTAGTTGACGCCGTTCAGGGTTCCGCCAGTGTGCCCGATCCCAGCCGACGTGATACCGATCATGAACGGGGATTTAAGGTCTCGTTCCCAACCAGCCACAGGCGACTTAGCGCCACCCTCGAAGGGGTGAGTGGTGAACCAGGGAGCCGGCTGCTGACCGAGGATGACTCGGGCGATAGCCGACATGAACGAAGAGCAGTCCCATCCGGGATTGCCCGCACCGCCCAGGACATACGGCTTGCCGATCTGGGAGTCAGCCCATTTAGCAGCCGCGATCGTGTTACCCCCGCCCGTGAACGCACTGTTAGCGGCGTCGTCCTGGGCGATCCACGCCTTGAGCCAGTGCATGGGCAGCGTGAACGCGCCCTTGAGGAGATCCTGGTAACCGCTGCCCGAACCAACCAGCTTCCCAATGGTCTTGATGGCGAGGTCGAGAACGGGGCTGGTCACTGCGCCCATGGCGCCGCGAACCAGTTTCTTGGCGAAGGAGCCCACATCGACCCCGAACACCTTGAACGCGCCGCCCTCACCCTGATGGGAACCAGGGTCGAGCCGAGTAATGCCGCCCGGGCCAACGTCGCCAGGCCGCAACGGCTGGGGATCGGGAGTACCGCCCTCCGCGAAACGCTGGTTACCGAACACGCGGACCCGCCGACCGTTGAGAACATTGGACCGCATCTGAGCAACCTTGTGGTGCCCGCCCGCCGCGGCTACCTCAGCCGCAGTCCACACGTGCTCATTGTTGGAGAGCATCGCCGGAATCTTGTCTTCTGTAGGCCCGCCCGGCCCCCGAACCGGCCCGCCCTGCGCGAGCTTCGGAATGGACGGGATGCGAACCTTGAGACCGACGAACTTAGCCACCGAGTTCATCGGACCGACAACGCCCTTATTTATGAACCCGATAACAAAATTGATCGGAGTTTTCACTATCCCGACGATGGAATCCCAAATCTTTTTAATCCCATCACGCGCCAACCCGAACGCATGAGTCACACCGTTCTTCATGCTCGTCGCCCAGCCGGGGATCGTCTGAGTGAAAAAACGGCCCAGAGGAGCAAAGATTTTGTCCCGAATAAACGCGAACTGGGCGAAGATGTTGTTTCGGGTGTCCTGCCAGCGAGCAGCAACGAGACGGGCGAAAGCCGCCGCCGCACCAGGTATGAGAACCGTGAAGAATCGAATGATCGGGTTCCACACGTTATTGCGCAGGAAGGCGAACTGCGCATACATGTTGTTGCGGGTTTCCTGCCAGCGGCTGCTGACAAAACGCTGGAAAGCTGCCGCCGCACCCGGAATGAGGACCGTGAAAAAACGAACAAGCGGCTGGAAAATTTGATCCCGAATGAACGACCAGGTTGCCGAAGTGGCAGCCTTGATCGCGTTCCACGTATACTTCCAAGCGGTCTGGAACCACGTCGTCTTAGTCGCGACCAGAACGATAATGGCAATGAGCGCCACAATAGCCGCTATGATCAGGACAACCGGGTTTGCCGCGACGAACGCCAACGCGACGCCGAGAACTCGCGTAGCAGCGGCCGCCGCATTCGACGCAACACTGTAGGCAATGATCACAGCGCGAGTCGCGATCATCCGGAGGCGTACGAGCTGCAACCGTTCAGCAGCCAGCCACAACGTCACCGTATAAGCCAGCGTGGCCGCCTTCGCCGCATACCAGGCAACAGTCAACGCGATCAGGACCGGAGTCGGAATCTTCGCAACCAACTGGGCGAAGAACGTCACCACCCTGAGCACAGCCGGGCCCAGTGCGATGAATACGGCAGAAAACTTTCCCGTCACGCCTAGAAGCGCCTGGAAAAACTCTCGGATCGCTGGCCCGTTCGCCTGCACGTATGCCAGGAACCGCTGGAACCCACCGCCTTCACCCCACGCTTTCAGGTTCGCTGAACCCTTGGCCAGCACCTGCACAACGTTCAAACCTATCGGTATGAATGCCTTGAAGCCGGCGCCCAGAGACGAACCGATGTTTTTGCCTATGGTGATGAATCGTTCAACTGCAGGAACGGCATTCTTGGCGAGGAAGTCGACCCACCCGTCGAGTCGGGTGTCCACCCAGTGCCGGAAGGCAACAGCAACCTGCATAGCGACCGGAGCAACGGCGCGGACGAGCGGGGTCAGCTTACCGAGGGCTCGCCCCATGGCCTCCATAGCAACGGCAGCCACCGGCAGAGTAGAACTCTCGGTCGACTTAATGAACCGCTGGTAGGAGGCACGCATACCGTCCTGCGCGGCAATGAACTGCCGCTGCGCAGGCGTCATAGCGGCCAGCGCATGGTTGTAGCGGTCCTGCGCCTCAGAGACCTTCTTAAGCTGCCTCGCGTACGCGTCAGTTCCCGGAGTCAACTGCGCCAAGGTGTCTTTCTGCAACTGCAGATTGTCCCGCAGAACACCCACACTCGTTTTCAGTTTCGTGACGTTGTCGATTGCACCCTTCAACGCGAAACCGAAAACACCCGCTCCAGCTCCAGCCGCGGCAGTAGCAGCAGCCAGACCACCAGCCACCGCCAGCAGGCCGGCCCCCAGCGGCGCCAAAGCAGGAGCCAGAGCAATCGCAGCCGTCGCCACACCGCCCAGATTCCTGCTCGCTGCAGTGGTCCGCTGGTTCAGGGAATCCAGACGAGAGTTCAAACCCTGGATGTCGTTCCGAGCCGACCGGAAAGCAGGAGAGCCGGTATACCGGGCGAAAATGTGGAACCCAAGCGACGTGATGGTAGCCACTTCAGTCCTCCTCGAAAAACTCGTCCGGAATCAAACCCTCGACGACTTCCTCACCGTCAACGGCAGGCGTTTCTTCCGCAGCCAGGTCATACATGAACCCCGGACGATCCTTCTTCACCGGCTTCGCCCCTTGCCCCTCTGCCTGCAGATAGAGAAGGTTCTGCAGCAGCTCGTGAATCTCGGCGACAGCCTCGTTCAGCCACATTCCGTCGACCGGACCGTAAGCTTTCTCGTAGGCGTGCCACTCGGAGATTTCACGGGATGTGAGACTCTTTAGGACGTCTCGGACGGGGATTCCCCATCGGAGGCTGAGTCGGAAGTAGAGCCCTCGTTCGGGCCGCCCCCGAAATCCTGCGCCAGCTTCTCCATGTCCTCATCGGAGAAACCATTCATCGCAGAAGCCTTCTCGAACACGCGGTCCAGCGCCTTCGACGACTTCCGGCCGAGGTCGGGGACGTCATACTTCGAGAACACTGTCTTCCCGGCTTCGTCAACCACGACCAGAGCAACGAGCCGTGCCCGAAGGTTGGCCATGTTCTGCTCCGGCCGGCCCTTCTTATTGATGGTCACCTGCGACGCCTCGAACTCGTCACGCTCTTCACCCGTGAGAGTCTTCAGCCTCACCGAGCCACCCCACTCAGGAACTTCGACAACCTCGTATTCGAGGTCGTCGGCCTTGAGGATTGCATTTTTGTCCAACAGAGCCATCTGCGGGTTTCCTTCCATGTGTGCAGGTCATGTGCGGGAGATAGGCGAAAAGGGAGCCGCCCGAGGGACCCGCACGCACCTCGGGCGGCAGCTCAGATTCGGCCGCCAGCGTCGGCGACCGTGTCGGCGGCACGCTCCAACACGTCCCGCACGTCACGCTGAATTTCCTCTCGGCCATCAGCGAAAGTTTCTCGGAACCAAGAACCGCCCGTGTGCTGCGTCACCCACGCATCGCGGTTACCGAAAACCGGGTGGCGCCAGCCAACCCGGCTATCCATTCCCCGGGGGATAGCCGCCTCAGACGGATCCCGCATCGAAGTAGTGATCGTGATGCCGGGCGTACGGCTCGTCGATACGCGCACGCCGACGCCGGCCGCAACACGCCTACGCAGACCGGTGTGCTTAACGCCGTGCGTAGGCAGGGCTCTCACCTTCGCTTTTGCGCGCGCCACGAGGGGACGCACAGCCTGTCGAAGCTCCTTGCGGAGATTGCCCGGCAAGCTGGCGTCCACGGCGCGGAGAGCGTTCGCGACCAGACGGAAATCCTCGCCCGAGATAACCCGGTATTCCATGGACGCCATGGGACGTCAGGAAGTGTTCCGGGCGAGGGTTCCTCGCTGAACGGGAAACGTGACGCTCGTGTCCGAAAGGTCTCCCGCCTTACCGGACAGCGGGCTGTACTCAAGCAGGATGCAGGAAGCCACGTACTCCGGGTTGGTCGCCGAGATAGACGATCCCGTGGGGCGGACCTTCACCGTGAACTCAGTCTCGTTGTTGTAGAGAGGCCACAGCGTGGCGTCGACAGAGGAGGCTGCAAAGTCCTGCTGAAACGTTACTGTAATCTTCTCGCTCTTCAGGCCGTGCGTAGCCTCACGCCCAGAGCCGGAGAAGTTGGTCGTGTCGACGCTGTCCTTGGACAGGTTGACTTCGACAGAAGAGACGTGGTCGCTGAAGTCGATGCCGCTGACCTCGATACGCGGATTCCTGATCACAAACTTAGCCATCGCGCTAACTCCTTCTATCTCGCGGCCTCGCCTGTGCGCGTGCCGACGGTTGCGCTTTTGGGCATGAAAAAACCCCGCCGAAAGAGGCGGGGTTCAGAAGGAGTTGTGCGGAACTCCGAAGACTCAAGAGGGGAGCTTGACGACAGCCACGGTCACGTTGGTTGCCGCTGACAGCGCGATGTCCACGCGTCCGCTTGAGTTCATGTAGGAAGGGTGAAGCGGGATGAGCAACTCGCCTGTGTCGGCTGCAAGCGTGTACGACGGGTCGGGATTGGCCGCCCCGTAAGCGTTGTCACCCGGAACAGTCACGGTGACCGTCCTGGTCGCAGCGTTTGTGTTCTTGAAGTGCACGTACATCTGGCCGGGGCGAGAGGGAGCCTCACAGTCGTTGGCTGTTGCCGCCGCTCCGAAAGTGGGGCCGGCGCCGGTCGTGTAGCTCAAGTTCTGTGTCGAGAGTGCTGCCATGACAATTCCTTTCCTACGCCGTGCCAGTAGTCACGGACACTCTGAGGATGGCCCCTATGTGCTGCAGGCCGTTACTTTCGTGTGAGCCGCCGTAGCCGCGCATGCCGGTGATCGTGGCATCCGTATCGGACAGTCCTAGCGACGGATTGTTGAAGACGGCCTGACGGATCGACTTGGTGCCGTATCCGTTCACGTAGGCGTCTAGCTTGGTTTGACCGCGCCCAGAGTCGGATCGGGCGACCAGAACAAAAACGTCTAGGAACCATGTCGTGTCAAGGCTCATCGACAGGAGATAGTCGGCCGATACGGGTTCTATGACGAAAGCAGGGAGATTAGCCACCTCGGGCACCGTGTCATAGCCCCGGAGCTCTGGTATAGCAGCGCTGATAACAGATGCCAGGCCAGAGCGAATGGCAGCGATGGAACTCACCTCACACGCACCGCCTTGAGCCTGTAATCCGCTAGGAGCGCAGCAACCTTCGGGTTGGCACGGACGCGAATCGATCCAAACTCGCCGAACCCGGCCACCCCGAACGGAGCGTCTTTCGTCTTCCAGATTTCCTCGGCCAGGATCAGGCAGGCTTCCTTGACCGGCGCTGGCACGGCAGCCCAACCCCAATCGGCGGAGACTTGCAAAGCCGCCCGCCGGAGGAAGGGGAAGTCCTTTACGCCCACGGCGATGATCTGCCAGTACGGCCAGCCGGGAAGTCCGTCCCGCACACCGTCCAAGGGGCGCAGTTCGTAGTCCACGCCAGACGTCCAAGTCGTTTCGAACGTTCCATCGTCGTCATCATCGGTCTTCACGATGAGTCCCGTTGTGGTCCACATGTCGTTGACCGCTGCGTAGTAGGTCGTGACCGGGCTGAACGAGCGTGCCGTCACCGAACCAGCCTTGTTGAACTGCCGACGGCAGCTCTTTTCGATAGCACGCGACGCCGCAGCCAAGGCCTGAGTCAGCGTGGTGTCATCGTTGGTGTCTTCGATGCTGAGGCGCGTTTTAAGCTCGGCCAACGTCGCATAGTTGTCACCAAGGGCCATAACCCACCTCCTAGCCTGTCACGAACCCAGACACCGAGTAGGTGATGGGATCGGAATTGTCGTGCGCCGCAGATATGCGGATCACCGGAGGCAGCGTGTCCTTGGCCGTGTTGGTGCCAGCCGCCAAACCCGAGTTGACACGGAGAAGTGTCGTACCCGTAGCGGTGATGAGCGACGAGGTGAGCAGCGTGTAAGCCTTGCCCGACGTCCGGTCCACGCCTCGAACCCGGAACACGACCAGCGGGCTGCCTGTCGCGGCCGTGATGTCCACGATGAACAGGCCGGTCCGTGCGCCGCGAGGCAACTCCAGTTCCTGATCATCCGGGGACCCTGTACGCGACGACGACGAGAACACCGTGAAATGGTTGTTCAAGCCGGGGGAGTTCACGGTGACAGGGATGGTATTGCCGCTGAGAGAGGATGAAATGGTGAGCGAAGCGTCGAGCGCCATGACTTGCCCCCCCGTTCAGGGCACCGAGATGGAGCCCGAAGTGATCTGAACCGTTTGGGACGCCACGATCGACGTAGTCGTGAGGTTCAGATCTGCGCCGGACGTACCCACACTGCCGTCACAGATCTGCAGGCCGGCACCACCATCTGGCGCCATCCGAAACCAAGTTGCGGTGCCAGTAGCCACAGCAACACCGCTAGGCGCAGGGCCTACGGTGATCGCCGCAGAACCATTCGAGGCAGCACCAAAAGCGGGAATATTGAGGGTGACCGTACACAGCAGGGTCTGCGTGGTTACAGCCGTATCGGCCGTAGCAGGTTGCGTCCCATCGTAGATCTTGACAACGCCTGCCCCAGGACCATAGTCGGCAAGATCTACAAGCGTGTCACACAACGTGTTCCGCAGCGAAGAATGAACTTTGAAGTTGTGGGCCATCACATCACCGCCGCACCGACGGAATAGGTGATCGAATTAGAGTTGCCGTGTGTGGCGGTCACCCGGATCACCGGAGGCAGCGTGTCCTTCGCGATCAGGTTCGCCGAGCCCGTCAAGGCAGAGTCGATACGCAGCACGGTGGTGCCCGTGCCGGTGACAGCGGCTGAAGCAAGCAGCGTGTAAATCTGGCCGGACGCCCGGTCCACGCCAGACACAGTGAAGACAACCGAGGGGCTCGACGTCACCGCCGTCACGTCGATGACGAAATGGCCAACACGCACGCCCTTCGGCAATGTCAAGCCCCGGGTTTCGTGGAGGGTGAGTTAGCTGGTTTTCTGGAGTGACGTAGGGGGTTCGTCTGCGTAGTGGGCGGCTTCGTGTTCGGCGGGGGTGATGTGTCCGAGTTCGCCGTGGAGGCGGCGGTGGTTGAACCAGTCGATGTACTCGGCGACGGCGATCTCGACGTCGTTGACGCCGGTCCAGGGGCCCTTGTTGCGGATCAGTTCCGCCTTGAACAGGCTGTTGAACGCTTCGGCGAGAGCGTTATCGTACGAATCGCCTTTGGAGCCGACCGAGGCGACGGCGGCTTCCTCGGCGAGGCGTTCGGTGTAGCGCAGAGCTCGGTATTGGACTCCGCGGTCCGAGTGGTGGGTGAGGCCGGTGAGGTTGACGCTAGTGTGCCGGCGGCGCCAGATCGCCATCTCGAGTGCGTCGAGGGCGAGGTCGGTGTAGAGGCTGGTGGCGACCTGCCAGCCGACGACCATGCGGGAGAAGACGTCGATGACGAAGGCGGCGTAGACCCAGCCGGAGAACGTCTTGATGTAGGTGATGTCGGCGACCCACAGCTGGTTCGGCGCGGTAGCGGTGAACCGCCGCTTGACCAGGTCGGCGGGACGGTTCGTCTCGGGGGCGGGTCGGGTGGTGCGGGGGCTCTTGGCCCGGATCACGCCGTGAAGGCCGGCCTGGCGCATGAGGCGTTCGACCGTGCAGCGGGCCACCTCGATTCCCTCACGCACCAGGGCGGCGTGTACCTTGCGGGCGCCGTAGATGCTGTAGTTGGCCTCGTGGACCCGGCGTATCTCCTCAGTGAGGTGTTCGTCGCGCAGGCTGCGGGCCGAAGGCGGGCGACCTGAGGCCGCGTAGTAGGTGCTCGGCGCGATCGGCGCGTCGGTCTCGGCGAGGACGTCGCAGATCGGCTGGACGCCGAACAGGTTCTTGTGCTGGTCGATGTAGGCGACCTTCATCGCAGTGGACGGTCCAGCTCCGCGGCGAAGAAAGCCGACGCGGACTTCAGTATCGCGTTCGCCCGCCGCAGTTCCTTCACCTCCCGCTCCAGCTCCGAGATCCGGGCCGCCTCCGCGCTGGTGGTCCCGGGCACAGTGCCTTCGTCGGTCTCGGCCCGCTTGACCCACCCCCGCAGGGCCTCGGGGTGCACATCGAGCTGGTCGGCGATCCGCTTGATCGCACCGGCCCGGCCGATCGGGTCCTTACGGGCCTCGACCGCCAGACGCGTCGCTCGCTCACGCAGTTCATCAGGATACTTACGGGGAGCAGCCATGAACGGCATCCTTCCGGGTCTTCGATGTCTCCATCAAACCCGGGGCGATTCACAACTCGAACTCTTGAGTGTCCGGGGTCGCCGTACGAGCGGCCGAGGCATACACCGTAAAAGTGTTGCCCACCCCGGAGTTAATGCTGTTGGCCATCGCCTACCCCTTACTTGTAGTAGTCGACGACGACCGCTGAACCGTCCAGAGCGCTGTTCAGCGACACGGTGTTCGACTCGACCGCCGAAGAAGACACCGCGACAGTCGGCGCCGTACTCTCACGCACACCGCCCAGGAAGGCGTACACAACCGTGTTCCGGGTCAGCTTCACCGGCAGGCCCAGCTTCGCGCCCGTACCGATCGCCGTAGTGGCGCCGGTGCCGTCGTGCGCGGGGATGGTGATCGAAGTGACCGTGGCGAAAGCCTTCGAGCCCACCACCGTGCCAGCGGTATCCACCGTGAAGGCCGGCAGCGTCTCAGTGATCGCCTCGCCGTACACGTTGGTACCAGCCACAACCACCTGAATCGCCTTGATGTCCCCCGCGGTGCCACCCGCCGTTGCCGTGACATTCCGCGGCACCACAGGATCGGTGATACCGGTGGTCACAACCTGCTGCGACCCGTTGTCCGTGACCGCGGCGTGTACTGCCGTAGTGGTGCCGAGGGCCGGCGACCCCAGCGACTCACTGAGAATCCGGGAACGACCGGAAGAGTTCTGATATGCCATGACGTCTCCTCTTTGGGATGGCGGACCACGCTGGCCCTAGAAGGGGGCCGTGGGGCGGGTCAGGGCGGCAGCGCCCGAACATCCGGCCCCACGGCAGAGCAGCCCTACACCGGAGCATGGAGGCCCGGGTCAGGCTGCAGCTCAGAGACCGGTGACCACCGTGAACGCGGTCGGCCGGTAGTGGAGCAGCGCGGCACGCAGGTCCATACGGATGGCCTGCTTGCCGTTGATGAAGTCGCTGCTGTGGCTGTTCGTCATCTGGACATCGACGCCGCGGCGCACGGCCAGCTCGGCGTAGTTCGCGTAGTCACCGATGATCGCCTTCGTAGCGGTCGGAACGGTCGTCTGGACGACACGGACACCCCAGATCGTCTCGATACCGGGAATGCTCGGGTGGCCCCAGATGTACTGGCCGTCAGCGGTCTTCAGGAGCCGGACACCCTCCCACTTCGAGGGACGGATGAAGACAACGTTGGGCTCGGCGAAACCGGTGTCACGGATCTGCCGCATGCCCTTGTAAATCGCGTCCGGCACCGAGTCGGTGCCCAGAGCCTGCGTGTTGATGCTGGACACGTTCTCCGTGCCCTTCAGGTTCGGCGCCGTGCCGTTGCCGGTCAGCACCTGAAGGTCAAGCCGGTTCGCGAGCATGTAGCGCAGCCGGTTGTTGATGTAGTCGCGGGCTCGCGGCTCGTCCTCCACCTGCTCGTCCGTGAACGGCAGCCAGACCGCAATCTTGCGAACCTCAGAGGTACGCTCCGTCAGAGCCAGCGCGGCTTCACCGAACGTGCTGCCTTCAGTGACCTCAGCGGCGTTGTTCGTGAACGTCGTCTCTTCCATGTAGACGACCGTCGACTGCGACGTCGTCGTCTGCGGAATGAAGTCCACGACGTGGGGCGCCGGCCGAAGCGCGGTCAGCTCAAGGTGGCCCGTACGCGTGTCCTCCGGGTCCCAACCGGCACCCCGCTCGAACAGAGTCTTCAGCTCAACATCGATGTGCTTGACAGCGCCGATGCCCTGGCCGGGGCGGTAGCCGGCCGCCTTGATGGCGGCCTGGAAAACATCCTCGCCCAGGTCGAACGGCTTCCGCTGCTTCGTCCCGCCGCGGGCGCCGTCACCAGACTCGACGGAGCCAGACTCCTTAGCGGTGGCCGCCGCGCGAGCGAGAGCCATGTAGTCGTCAACCGACTTCTTAAGGTCGGGAAGCTCATCGTTCATCTTGCGGACTTCGGCGATCTTCTCAGCCACCGAACCAGAAATGCACTTCACCTTGGTGAAGTCCATCTCCGAACCGGCCTCTTGGAAGACTTCGGCGAGACGCTTCTGCGCCGCCCCGTACTTTGCGCGAGCGTCCCGCAGCGCGGGAAACTCGAAGTTCACATCGTCAGTCTTAGGCATTGCCGTGCTCCTCACGGAACTTGTCGGCGAGGCTGCGCAGGTATATTCGCTGCATCTCGTCACTCGCCTCGATGGACTCTTCTTCCTTCGCAAGGAGCGTCTTCAGCCGGACCAGCGGACCCTCAAGCCCCTCAAGGCTCTTCCGGGCCGCTTCCGTCATAGGAAGCCCCTTTTCGGCGCGAAGAGCCTCAACTCGTTCCGCGCGCTCAATAACCGCGGCGGCGGCCTCAACCGCCTCCACAAGCGTTGACTGCTCGCCGTCCTTCACGGACCGCGTGCCGGTGCCGACACCTGCGCCCAGGAGGACGGGCGACACCTCGTGCACCTTCATCTTCTTCAGGAAGCGAACCTTCTCGCCCCTGTGCTCACCCGGCTCCGACTCGACAACATCGAACCCGTAGCTGTACTCACACAAGTCACCAAGTCCCTTGATGACTTCGCGAACCTCCTGGGCGGCCTGCGTATTGAAGAACTCGCCCCGAAAGACGACCTTGTCGCCCTCCTCGAAAAGACACCCCTTACCGACGGGCTTCGCGCCACCCCAGCTTGTGTGATTCCAGTCGGAGATCCGGCACTCGGCGCCGTTCTCGAAAGCGCCCTTGAGCGTGACGTCTCCGTCATGGTCCTTCACGCCGAGAGTGGCGAACACGGCCTCGACCTCGCCGTTCCCCGCATCCTTGAACTCGACGCCAGTAAGCGACTTCTTATGCATGACTCAACCGCCCTTCGGCTTGTCGTTGGATGCGGGTGGAACAGCCGGCTTATCCGGCGGGGGCTTGTCGGGCTGCGCGGAAGCGGAACGTTCCTGCTGCGTTGCAGCCGCCTCCTGCTGCCGTTGCCGAACCGGGTCGACCTTGAGGTTCGCCCAGTCGCCGGAATCCAGCGCGGCAACGATCGACGCAAGCTCGAACCCGGCAGCAGACAACGCCGTAATGACCGACGCTTCCACGCTGCGAATGTTCGCTTCCTCTTGCGTCCGCTCGTTCGCCTGGTCTGTCTGCGGCGCCTGCATCTGCACCGACACCAACCCTGTATGGGCGCCGATCAGCTTCGCAATATCGTTGTCCCGGACCGCCTGGACCACAGCCTCTGACTCGAAACCGGCCTTGATCCCGGCATCAACCGCATTCAGGTTGATACGCATGATCTCGGCGCGATCCGTAGCGTCCTCACGCAGGAACGCAATGTCATGCTCGTCGTACCAAAGCTCCGCGTTACTCGGAACCTCAACGAGAACGGCAAGGCTGGCAGCCGCCATACGCCACAGGGGACGTATGGTGCAGTCCGCGAAACGCCGTCGACTGGCCGCGTAGTTGCCAGAGTTCAGCGAACTTCCCTGCATACCCTCCGAGAAGCCGACCCACGAGGAGGGGACGCCGGCCGCCGCGGCGATACGCGACTCACCCTTGCCTACCGTCTGACTGAACTCCAGTTGACGAAAGTCCATCGACAACGGCTTAAGATCGGCACCGCCCATCAAGAACAGCGTCTTGTACGCGTTCCATGCACCCTTATGGTTTCCCTCGAACGAGTTGACGAACTCGTCGAAAGCATCCTCACTGGTGTCTTTGTCGAACGACACGGCAAAGTTTGGTACCGCACTGTTCTCGAAGAACGCCTTCTTATGGACGACCGCAAGCGTGTCGGCTTCGATCTCATCGACGATCGGTGTAAGCCACGACATGCCGCGGAACTTGTTCGCCGGATCCGGCACAGGACTGAAGTGACACACCTCGTCGGGCATCAACAGCACTGGCGGTGCTATCGGGGAGCCTGTTGAGCCGCCCAGGATGCTCGCGTTCCGGGGGGTGTAGATGTAGTGCAGCACGCGGGCATCAGCGGCGTTCGGGTCACCGGAGTTGGAGCCGATAACGATCTCCACCCAGTCGGGTCGCAGGCGAACGATGCGCCTCTTCCCGCGTGCCGCACGCCCAAGGTTGCCGTTGTCGTCGGCGACAGTCGCGAAGAAGTTGCCCGCTAGGGAGGCGTCCTGCTCCATACGGGCCAGCAACTCACCTGTAGTGCCACCAGGCCACGGGTTCTTCAGCAGGTCCAGTTCAGGGGTACTGAACACTTCGCCCGGTCGGCCCTTGTCGAACCGGCGGAAAATGAACCGCGCCTCGGAGAACGCCATCTGCCGAGCCTGCATGCACGCGAAGACCGGGCCGCTCTTCTTGTAGGCGTTGAGAACGTAGCTCTCAAAGTCGTTCTCGATGCGTTCCCTGTCCGGCGTGCTCGTCGAGACGAACTGAGACAGTGGATGACTCGGCGCCCACATGTTGGGCTGCCTGCCATCCCAGCCGCCAGACCGGAAACCCTTGAGCCCCGTAAAATCCGCCAGCCTCCGCCAAAAACTCTTGCGAGTCACACCCACAGGATTCACCTCGCATCAGTCACTATCGGAAAGCAGCCTTCGGCTTCGGCCTCGGTTTCGTCGCAACCTTGTGATGACCCCACGCCGCCAACGTCGCAGCAACAAGAGGCGAAATATCCGCAGTAGCCGTCCGCTTGTCCCACGCCCACAGATCAGCCAGATCACGCTTATCAGCGCCCGCAACAGCCGTCGTCAACTGAGGCTGGTTGATATGGGCGATCCACGGACTGTTTCCACGCCGAGGGCGGACACCGCCCGCAAACCATCCGCACCCCTGCGCATACTCGCGGGCCGTCGGCGTAAGAACAGTGATGCCAGGCTCGGCGTCCAGCTCATCATGGAACATGCCGGCCTGACCGCCGCGGTCGATCACGACATGCGTGATGCGGTGCTCCTTCATCAACTGCTTCAGCCGAGGCACCACCCACGCAGTGCCCGGACGAATATCAAGGCGCTCGTCACGCCCTGTAACTTCGACGTGCGTCAGGCCTTCACCGTTCGCGCCCGCCACCGCGATGCAGGACCGGGACCGGTCAGGCGTGACGTCCACGGCCAGGACAAGAGGCTTCTGCGGAACCGAAAGCGGGTCGTAGCGGTTCATCCACGACTCTTCATCGATGACGCGCCACGCGTCACCCTCAACGGGCCACGTGCCGACCCCTAGCCGCTCCGCCTTGAACGCTTCCCCGTCCATGGACCGACGCTCTGTCTCACAGTGCTCGACCGAGATACGCAGGCCCAAGCCTGGATTCGCCCGCGCATACGAACGGACCAATGCCTCCGTGAGCGGGTGGTCAGTGGCCGGCACTCCCGTCGCATCGTGCCCCTCCTCGCAAGGATCGGAGCAGTAGTCCCCACACGCGTCCACCGACCACTCAGCGAAGAACAGCCGGGGATCCGAGTGCGCGATAGCGCGGCTGCGGACACGACCGAAGTGCTCCGAGTTCTCATCGCCCGCCGACCCGGTGTACCAAATCTGGGGATTCGGACGAGCCGACACCGTCGGCAGCAGCGCAGCCACCTGCGGGCTGTCCAAGTACATGGCTTCATCGCAGATGACGCAGTCACCCGTCAGACCACGACCGCCACCCTTGGTGCGCGTCTTGAACCGCAGACGGCGTTTCTTGCCGTCCCGGTAGATGGTGATGCCCTCTTCGCCGTGGCTGCGCTTCACAGAGCCGCCGTGAGAGCTGACGAACTTGTCCAGGTCGGGCGTCGACTCGATGAGCGTGAGTATGCGTGTGAACGCTTCAAGGCTCGTGTCGAAGAGGTGAGCCGAGTGGATGATCATTTCCTCGTCGAGGAGGAACAACCCAGCCAGCTCACGGGCCTCAAGGATCGACCCCTTGCCGTTCTGGCGGGAAACGACGAGCCCGACCTCTTTGGCCGCCCAGGAGCCGTTACGGCGGAACGTCAGCGAGTGGTGGATGCAGTACTGCTGCCACGGGTCAAGGACGAGCCCAGCCGACTCGGCAAGCTCGATGGCCTCCTGGCCGTCGCTCCGCCAGATGTCAGACGGTAGATGCTCGATCCTCGGGGTCTGATTGCCGGTTACGGGCGCGTCGAGCAGCGAGGTCGTCACGCGTGCTCACCTCGCCCTCCGGGGGAATCGCGTCCAGCTCGTCCATGACTTTCAGGAGGCGCAGCGAAAGCGCAGCCAAGCCGGCCGCCTCACCCCGAGGCCCGCCACAGTGCGTGCACATGCCCGCATCGAGCTTGTCGGCGAGCATGTCCCGCAACGCGACCAGCGACGTCCGCCGATCACCACTCTTGATCGCATTACGAAACTCGCTCATAATCACTGCCCCAAATAAACACTCTTGTGGTGAGTGGTACGAATCCCCGTATGCACAAAAATAGGGACACCCATCTCGTGAAGCCGATAACAGAACGACAAATCCTCACCCACAGTCGTCCCACCGTTATCCTTCACGATGCGCGTAAACCAACGATGCCGGCCGAACACATCCTGCATACGCTCCAAGACGCTGCGGTGCACAATCAAGCAAGCCGCACCCGTCCCACCGACCCGCACCATCTCATTTTCAGGAAACGTCGCATTCGGGTCCAGCGTTAGACCGCCGCGGTCATTCCACTGATAGAGAGTCGCCACAGCAGAACGCTTAAACCCGCCCATGCCGTCAGGCTCCCCAGAGAACTGACCCAAACAGAATGCGCCCACAACCGGCGCCGCCGGCCCACACTCCGCCCTCAGACGCTCAAGCGCGTCATCAGCGAACCCCATATCCGAATCCACACACCACAGGTACTCGGCATCCGTATCCAGGAACGTCGCCACCGCCAGATTCCGCGCCTCCGGAATCGTCATCGGCCCAGACCGCACAGCAAACCGCTCAAACGACCGGCCACGCTCCGCCTCATACATGGCCACACGCCACATCGAATCCATGAACGAGTGCGACACATGATCAGGATGTAGGTATGCAGCGACGACGCTCATATGACGCACACCCGTACAGGAAAGGTGAGGACATCGAGAGCCGCATGGCCGCGGTCGTCCGCAAACTTCCGTCCATCTGCATCCAGCGCGTAAGCAACTACGCGCACCGTATCCAGGCCGACCCTTAGGCTCCGAACGTTCGCTGGCTCCACGCCGAGCTTCGACAGCAGAGAACTGACCTCTGGGGAAATATCAACGAGCTGAGACATGCGGGTCTCCAGTGCATATATGCAGGTCAGGCGAATAATGCATACTCATGCAGCCCGGCCAGCGCTGCATAAAAATCCACGGGGAGAGAAACGATTACCAGAGGCGGGGGTCAACCGCCACAATTTTTTAAGCGATACCCCCGCCCCCCTGGGATGCCGGGGGTGCGATGAGAGGGGGCGCCTTTGGAGACCTGTTCACCCCGAGTGATTACCGCGACGCATACGTCGCGCTGATTGGAGCGCGTTGGCTGCCCGGTGTATCACTCGCGGCCTCGTGGAGCACGCTGTGCGGCTCTGTGAGGGCTTAGCAGTCTCGGGTGGACGCAAGGCCTCAACGCGCCGCTGCGAGGCGTTGTGCGAGACGATTGTTAATGCTTGTTTGATCGCCTTGATAACGCCTGCATTGGTGTTAACGCTATGTGGTGTGCTCCGTGCGCCGCTGCGTATAGGCGATGCATCCACTGCATAGCCACGCTATAGGGCAGCGCATGCATACACGCATAGGACATGCATACTCATGCATGCATAGGATATGCATGCACTGTATTGGTATACGCGTATAGGTAGGTGTGCAATGGGTGCGTGCGTGTGCGTGTGGGCTGGATATGTACCGCTAGATACCTGGACCTACGCAGTGCGCTATCAGTATGGGGTGTGCTGACATACGCACACCGTGCATTAGCTAGCCAGCCCTTTGAATGCGGTAGCCCACACTTATGCCACTACCAGTTCCTGGTGGTGTGCCCTTTGGTACCGCTCCGGTTTCCCCTGCTTGAATTGCAGGACCGGTGCGCTTCACGAACGTTCCCCTTGTCCAGAGCTAGGCCCGGGTTGATTGACAGGGGTATGTAGTGATCTAGGGTCCAGTCTCTGCCGTCCCCGTTGTACTGGTTGAGACGCAGGTCTATCGGTACGCCGCAACGCCAGCAGATGTTCGAGCCCTCGCGTTTCAGCCATGTTTTAAGCCGCTGCAGGGGGCGTCCTGATCTGCCGCGCCGGTAGTCGTCACCGGCCTGATCCATAGGGCCACCTCGCGGGGTACGCTGCAGACATGAGGGTGGAGCTGACACGTGAGGCGTACGAGATCAAGCTGCGGGGCGACGACTGGCACGCTGTGGCCGAGCTACTAGCCGCCGAGAACTATGCATCGGACGCGTCAGAGCGCGACATTCGCTCGACGCTCATCTCGTGGGCATCCTCAGCCGCTGACCTCAGGGAGCCTTCGCGTATCACGCTTCCGCGACCCTGGGCGCGTGTTCTCGCGTGTGCGCTGCTCAGCAGCAGGGGCGACGCCCATCCGTGGGAACTGCCCTACAACGTGCTCGGTCAGATCAAGAGGGCATGAAAAAACCCGGGCCCGCAAGGGCCCGGGTTAGTCATTTGGGCACAGACTACCTGCACCGGATCGTAGTATACCCTACTTTTCGCGTGGCGCAAACACCCTGTGAAGCTCGACCAGATCCCATAGCGCGAGGCCCTTAGTGCGTCCTCCGTGTCGCTTGATCTTGCCGTCGCGGGCCGCGTTGTAGATGCGGTATTTGGCTCGCTGTAGGTCGTCCTCGCGGAACAGTTGATGTTCATTGGGCTTCTGGATTCGGAGTATGTAGATCGCGGCAAGGTCTGTGGTGACTAGCTTCTTTCGTGGCCGCGCCATTCAGGCTCCAATTGCTCATCGCATAGGACACACAGGTTGGCGACGTGCTCACCGGTCACCAGGGCATACACGGGCACTATGTGTCGTGTCCGGTGCAAACAGCGGCCGCGGATGCGCCGGTCTGGATCGCCGAACGTGCCGACGTCGATCCACTCGTAGTCGCCGGTGTCGCTCATCCCGTGAGCTCCCTGATGTGGTCGACGGCGAGCTGCCACCGTGAGTACTCCTTGCCGCAGGGCGGAGCGTCGGGGCGGCCGGCGCACCGGATATCACTGGACCAGTCGATTGCGACGCGCAGGGCGCCGCCGCACTGGTCGCAGACGTGGCCGTCGAGATAAGTGGTGGGGACGTCGTAGCCGAGGAGCCAGCGCGCGCGGCGGGCCAGGTGCCGGAACGTCCTCAGGCAGGCCCGCACGTCATCGACGTGGGCATCATCAGACGTCGTTATGGAGTGCCACTGGGTGAATGCTTCGGCGATGTCATCCAACAGCTCGACGGCGTCGAGTGTGGCTGGGGGCCGGCTGCCTGGCTTGTTGGGCGCTCCCCGCTCGGGACGATTCGTCTTGAGCACTTCATAGTTGTTGAGCTGGTAGAGCAAGCCGGGGTGTCGGATGGCCTCCACCCTTATTTCCAGGCCCCCCGATGTTTGGATCTTGTATTCGCGGCGCTCGGTCCAGCCGTCGGTGAACTCGGCCAGACACTCGCGTAGCTGGAGGTAGGGGTCCAAGGGTCACTCCACCACCTTGAGGTGTGTGCCGGTGCTGCTCCAGTCGTAGTGGACGCCGTTGGGCGGCGTCGGCATGTCGTGTGGGATAGCGGCGGCGTGGTCGGTCTCCCGATGCCATAGACGGTGGTGGTACTGGGCCCACTGCATGGCGAGCGACCAGGAGAACGATGGCGTAGGCGAGTAGGGGCACTGCGTGCAGTTCCAGTACCAGAGACCGTCGTGTTTCCATATTTTGATCTTTGAACGGCTCATTTCTCCTCAAATCGGATCGTGGCCGGCAGAGGGACGTCATCGATAGGCCGCCCGTGAAGGGCCCAGGGCATGGAGTGCAGGGCGTCGTAGTCCTGCTCTTCCCACAGCACGTCCCCGGCGGCGGTGACGCAGTCCTGCGGATCGGCGTGCCGCGCGAAGTGCACCGTGCGGCCGTGAGTGGCCATCACGTGCAGCTGGTTCTCGTAGATGCCATGCCTGCAGTCGTCGCACGTTGCGACGCGGCGCTTAAAAGGGGGGTGGGTCGCAGGTGCGGCAGGATTTGGGTCTGAGGTCGTCGGTGAGCCCCTGGCGGGGGCAGGTGGCTGGTGGAGTCCAGCCGAGTCGCTGCCAGGCGTCGCAGGGGCTTGTGGAGGGGTTGCGGGCCCCTGTTTGGTGCTCGGTGCTGCGGCGGCTGCGCCGCAGCCGTGGTCTCGGACTACGTACAGTCCGTCCCTGTAGGCGACGGCGGCTGTACGCGGCTTGAGGCGGTGCAGCTTCCCATCACGCTCGACGACGTCGTACGTCTGGCGGTTGTCGATGACGGCCTGCCTGTAGTCGTCGACTGTGAGGCTCAGGGTGTCGGCGGCGACTTTGAAACCGTTGACCTGGCAGAGCAGTACGACTTCCTGGCATCGGGCGCATTGCCCTATTTCAGGCCGGGTGTCACGAACGAAATGCCGATTCATAGCACCACCCTGTGTTCGAACCAGGTTTCCGCTTCGTTGGCGAGGATGAGCTGCTGGTCGGCTGTGAGGAAGTCCCATAGCCGCCCGAGGTAGATTTCGTAGCTGAGTTCTAGCTGTGCCGCGTAGGGGCCTGGGATCGTCCAGCCTTTGCGTATTTTCTGCTGGTTGCAGTCCTGGCAGATGGTGAAGAGGTTCCAGGGCTGTCCGGTGCCGCCCATGATGCAGGGCTGAATGTGTGCGACTTTCAGCCCTGCATCGTTTCTGTCCATGCGGCACAGGAATCTGTCTCTTGCGATGACCATGGTTCGGGTTTGCTGTGCTTCTTCGCCGCGGTCGGCTTGCCGTTTGCACGCGAAGCATTCGGCATATTTTGCAGGGTGGATGTTTCCGCACCATAGGCATGCGATACCGGCTGCTTCCCTTTCGGCTTGCCCGCATTCGTAGCAGCGTTGATGTTTTGCCGGGTTGTAGTAGCCGGTTCCGCATCGGCATCGGGTTCTCATGTTGGCTGGGTGCTGGGTTGAGTTGTTCGCCCAGGAACGGGGGGTTGGAAGTCGGGGTGTCGTGTGGAGCAGAGGACGCACCAGTTGAGGGCTACGACTCGTGGTGTGTGGGCGACGTCTGTGTACCAGATGTGTCGCCCAGATACCGAGGTTGGGCACATGGGGTTTGTCCTTTTGGGCGGCCTTTGATCTTTTTGTTTTTGGGCATGCGTAAGGCCTCCAGCTCGACTGAGATGGAGGCCTTGTTTCTTTAGTTTTGGTCGTCCAGGAGGCGCCGCGTCAGCGAGCGCCGTTCTGTCTACTACCTGAGGTTAAAGAATCTACTTGCAGGTTCTCTTTAAACCTGCAGCGATTACTTGCTGAGCGCGCCTCAAGGGGCTCCGCCCACGGCGCTCAAAAGACTCGGCGCGTTGATAGCAGCGGCGGGGTAGCGAGTTGAGGGAAGATCAGTTTAAGGAGGCCCTGATTTTCTTGTCAAGCCGCTTCGATGTCAATTGCATCACATTACACACAGGGGTGTTCAGTGACGTTGGGTGAGTTGCTTCCATTCGTGCCAGTGCGCGTCACATACCTGGGCGATGGTCACTATCGGCACCGCGAGCATGTCGGCTAGCTGCCGCTGTGATAGCCGTGTGCCATGCAGCAGGCAGGCTGTGCGGATCTGCTCCCATAGGCCATTGTGCGCGGCGTCAGGAGCTGTCCAGGGCCACTCCCCGCCGCGGTGCAGCTCGGCCGGCCAGTTGCGTTCTTCGCGGGGTCCTCGCCAGTGTGTGAGCGTCCCGTCTTCGGCGAGGTGGATGCCGAATTCGGGCCATCGTATCCATAGGCTGGCTCCGTATGGGCGGAGGATGGGTTTGCGGTGGTCTGAGCTGTGGGGTGAGTGGGCTTCGAGGATGATGGTTATGTCGTATTTGGTGCGTATTTTGTCGAGCCATTGGGTGGCTAGGCGTGCGGATTGTTCTTCGCTGGGGTCTCCGCCTACGAGTTTGTAGAGGGGGCCGGTGATGAGAACATCTGGTTTGGTTTCTTCTATTTCGGTTTCGAGTATTATTCCATCGCCGTTGCTTAGGTCGAGTCCTTGTGGTCGTGTGACCAGATAGAGATTCCCCGCGTATTTGTCGCCTGCTTGTTGACGTATGCTATGGAGCTTTCGGTGTATTTGCCGTCCCGAATTCTCGACATCGAAAAGTAGCGTCCGAAGAGGTGGAAAGTTTTCTCCCCCAAAAGGGTGTATTCCAGAAGATAGCTGCATAGCTGTCTGGCGGAGGAGAGTTGATTTGCCATGCCCTGGGGCTCCTGTGATGATTAGTCGGTCTTGGCGTTCGAGTAGTCCGGGCACGAGCCAGTCGTAATCGGGGGGCGTGGTGGACAGAAAGGTATCGGCCTCCACTGCTGAAGGCCGATACTCTGCGAGCTTGCTTTGCTGTTCTTCTTCAGCGATGCGTTGTTGTGCGCGTTTTCGTGCGAGGAGTTTTAGGCGTTCTGGTTCGGCGAGGGCGTGAACATCGTTGTCCTCGCGCATTTTTTGGGCTAGTCGGATGAGCTGTTCGTCGTTGTCGGGTTGGGGCAGGTGTGGGCTTTCTTCCACGCTAGGATGCCTTCCACCTGGGTTTCTAGTGCTGTGACTCGTTCCCTCAGCAGGGCAAGCGCTTCATGGACAGCCGCTACCTGGGTGATCTCGTTGTGTTCATACTTCTCCATGAGCGGCCTGCTTGAGGGCGAGGATGACGTCTTCCTTAGTGCGAGCCGGGTCGTCGTTCCATGCGGGGATGTTCTGCCACCAGGAAGAGTCCTCGATGGAACAGGCTTCGACGATGTGGGCGCCGAGTCGGTTGGCTGCTGCATCGGCTTCCCCGGTGTAGTTGAAGGCGTTGCCGGTTGCTGCTCGGGTGATGGCGCCCAGCGCGCATACGGGGCCTGTGGAGGCGTTTCCGGATGTGAGGCGGCCTTGGTGCCATCCGTCGCGTTCGATGACGTGTACCGCCTCGTCGAGGATTTGTTCAGGCGTCATGGTGGGCGGCTTTCTTCATGGCGAGGATGACGTCTTCCTTAGTGCGGGACGGGTCGTCGTTCCATTGCGGAACTTGCTGTCCGATGCTCATCTGAAGTGTGCAGACGGCTAGTGCTCCTGCCATGGTGTAGTCGTGTGCGCTGCCGGTGGCGGCTCGGTTAATGGCGCCCATCGCGCACACAGCCCCGTCGGCAGCGACCAGCCCGCCTTGGTGCCATCCATCGCGTTCCAACACTTTGATCGCCTCGCCAAGGATCTGTCGGGTCTGTTCAGGCGTCATGGTTCGCGGCTTTCTGCATAGCGAGGATGACATCCTTTTTGCTGGTCTGCGGGTGGTCGTTCCATGCGGTGATCTTGTAGGTGTTGTCCAAGCTCTCGGTGGCGAAACGGTCCTTTGGATCGCGCACGTCGGGGATTTGATTGCAGAGAAACTGGATGGCCGCCCTGTGCACGGACAGGGCGGCGGACGGGCTGATATGTGTCGCCCTGCGTGTGAGTGCGCCGAGGGCGCAGGCGCGGGCTGTGTCACGGGGCCGGTCCCTGGGTGCATACAAGGCACCCTTGTGGTGTCCGTGGACGGCGATGTCGTCTGCTGCAGCCAGGAGCAGCTCTTCAGGCGTCATAGAGTGCTGCCGATCATTCTCGGTTGGGGTGGCCGGTCGGAGGGACTGTGAGCCGCTGTCTTCATTGCGAGGATGACGTCTTCTTTGGTGATCTGCGGGTGGTCGTTCCATGCAGCTATATCGTCGATGGCGTCGTCTTGTGTGCCTAGTCCGTCAGAGATGTGGTCATGGAGCAGTTGTATGGCGCCGCCGTTCATCAGATCGCCGAGGAAGCCCTTGTAGCCCTTGCTTCGGCGAATGATTGCGCCAAGGGCACAGGCGGGCGCCATGGCGTCCGGGTCGTCCGTGAGTCCATACATCCTGCCTTTGTGGTGTCCGTAGGCGGCAATGTCGTCCGCTGCAGCCAGGAGAAGCTCTTCGGGTGTCATAGAGTGTCCTGAGGGGTGAGAATGATGGGGTCTGCTCCGCAGCGCGGGCATTCCGTGGGCGTGGGGGCGTTGCTTCGTCCGGTTGCCCAGGTGCCGAGGAGGCCGGCGCTGTGGTCTTCGACGAGTTCGAAGAGGGGCCGCCGGTGCGTGTCTGCGCGGGTGGGGGTTATGTTTTCTTCGAGCCATTGGACGGCGGGTGAGAGCCGTTTCATGAGGCTTGGGCGTGGATGATCGGCCGGACTTCCCAGCCGGTCCACTTGTACGTTTCGTGTCGCTGTCCGGTGACTGCGAACAGCTTGCCTGTGTCGGACCAGTGGTTGGCTCCGAGGTGCGGGGGTGTGACGGTTTCTGCGAACTCTTTCGCCTGGGGCAGGTCGTCGGCGACCGCGACGGCCTTACCATCGCGGATTATCAGGTGCAGGTCAGCGGTTGTGTTCATTAGATTGCTTCTTCCAGGATTATGGGCTTGCGTCGTCCCTTGATGAATCCGCGGTCGTCGGAGGTCAAGCCGCCGAACACGCCGTAGCGTTCGTCATGATGAAATGAGAGACATTCGGCCCTTACGGGGCATGCCTCGCACACCGCTTTGGCTTCTTGTTGACGTAGGCCGTCAAAGAACAGTGCTAGGTCCATTCCTTGGCAGGCTGCTTTAGCTGTCCATGGCCTGTTTATGTCCACGTCGTCTTTCTTTCTCGTACTCCCGCCGATAGACCTGGCAGGGCGGACAAATCGGCAGGATGTACTCGCGTTGGTGGATGCGCCAGCCTTCGATGGTTCCGCACATTCCTGTCCATTCGGGGATGGCGTCGACGTCGTTGATGGTGTCGTCATCCCAGCAGTGTGGTGGCGCGTATCGGTTCTTACGTGCCCAGGCTCGGATGGTTTGGGGCCTGTATGCGCCATCGTGGTCTTCTGGGGTGGCGTCTTTCAATTTGTCGTATAGGTCTGCGACTTGTTTGTAGGTCGTCCATACGACGTGGCGTTCGCGGCGTCGGCCCCGGGTGAGGTCGGACAGCATTTTGTGCGCCGAGTCGCCTTCCCACCCGAGCATTCCGGCCAGCAGCCGGGCATTGAAGCCGAGTGCTGCGAGGGCTTGGAGACGGCGGGTTACCCATTCGGCGGGCACTTTGGCACCGCCGTAGGTAGGTTGCTCGTATTCAAGCGTCATGATCGCTTCATGGGTGCGAAGGCGGATCTTATTGAGGCGGGTGCCTTCCGGGTCGTTGATGCGGCTGTATCCTCGGGCGATCTGGCGCAGGCGTGACCAGTGAATGCCGCACTGTGCTGACATTTGTTCAGCGGTCATACCCTGGGCTTGCAACCTTCGCAGTACCGTCTGTGCGGGCTGGAACGGCACCCGCAGCTCGACCCCCTGCGCGCGGAGGAACGCCCCCCGTTTGTTGAGTTTGCGTCTGCGTGCCAACTTCTCTTCTGGGGTCACTGGTTCCTCCTCACAGGGGGCAGTAGGCGGGCGGGTCTTCATCGATGACCGGATTACCGGCAACTGGCTTCCGGCCGGCGCCGGGGCACTGGTTGTGTTTCTTCGGCACCCATTCGTCGTCTCCTACACATGTGGCTTCGATGTAGCTTTCTGCGAGCCATTGGAATGTTTGATGTGCCGCTACCCTTTGGTGTGGTGTGATGTCGACGAGGCGTAGGCAGTGGGGGCAGACGCCTTCTTCAGTCTGGCCGTTCATGGGCGCCTCGGATTTTTGCCATGAGGTCACGGATCGTCGCTTCGTATTGGTCGATGTGGGCTTGGTATGCGGGGTCGCCGGCTAGTTCGGGTGTCACGTATTCGAGGAGGCCGCGGGTGCATGGGTCGCAGAGCACACACGTGTAGGTGTCGCCGGAACATATGGGGGTGAGGGCGATGATGGCTGTTCCGAACGGGTTTCCCTGTGTGGCGTAGTTGTTGCCGCAACGGGCGCAGATTTCGGGGGCCGTCGCCGTCACTCGATGCCTGCCCGTACCTGCGCTGCAAGGTCTTCGAGGGCGCGCGCCATGGCCACGTCGTGTCCATGCTGCCGGTCGAACTTGTCTCGGGGGTGGCGTTTGGCGACGCCGACGGCGGCGTAGCGGCTCCCGAGGACGTGGACCACGGTGAACGTGTCATCTTGGAAGAGGGTCGTGGTTAGCGGGTTGGTTATCTGTCCGTGCATTGCTGTTACTCCTGTACGTCGAGAGTGCCGTTCTCCCAGCAGATGACGGCTTTAGCCCCGGTCAGATCAGCCAGGGTGGACGATGTTTTCTGTTCGGCCAGGTCATCGCACTCTTTCGTGGTGAGCTGGTCGATAATGATGATGTATTCACAGTTGGGGAGCATCATGGTTTGGATGCGGGCCATCAGTTCTCCTCCCGCAGGTCGACGCCGTAGGAGGCTGTGATGCGGCCTTTGTCTGGGTCGCAGAACAGCAGCCACTGTGAGGGTTCGGACTGGCCGGCCAGAGTCTCGGCGGCGAATGTGTTCGTTGACTCGGTGGATCCGTTTGCCCATGCTGTCCGGTGATTCAGGGGGATGCGGGCGAGCTGGTGGTAGTGGCCGAGCATGATGTCTTGGAAATCGACTCCCCGCCCTAGGCCGCCGGACCCCCACGAGTGGACTTTTTTCCCGAGCCCGTAGAAGGGGTAGCCCATCGAGCCGCGAATCTGGTCGCCATGGATGAGTAGGGCACTGTAGTTACCGAGTTCCATGATCTGGTACCAGTTGCGTTCGCCTTGCGGGTCAGTCATGTGGAGTTCGAATCGGGGCTCGTCACGCAGGAGCATTGCAACGATCCGATAGAGCATCCGGTCTGCGTTGTCGGATGGTCCGAACTGACCTCGGCGCCCAATACGTCCATGATTTCCGTCAACGCAGTACGCTGTGACGGTTTCAAAGTGTGCCAACAGGTAGCGCAGAAAGTCAGCAAGTAGTGCTGGTGTGGTGTTGAAGAGCTGGTCATATAGTGTCGAATCTATGAGCCACTGCTGTCCAGGGAAAATGTCCACTCCCTCAACCATGTCTCCCAACATGGGAACGACACAGTGTCGTACGGGGTGATGGAGCCGTTGTATATCCGCAAGCTGAACGATTTTCCGTGCGTAGAGCATGACCCGCTCACGAGCCACGGTGGAGTTGTAGTCCGGGGTGAGCTTGCCAGTTTGAAGGTCAGAGAGCAGGGCGACACAGTATTCCTCGTCTTCGATCGCATACCGTTGCGTGCTGACCGGGGCGGGTACCGGTGCGATCTGTATTCGCTCAACCGCGTCCGAAGCCGCATCCCACACCGTTTGCAGATAGTCAGCCTGCCGATGTTTCGTGTCGTACAGTTGTCGGGCGATACGGTCCCGTTCTGCTTTGACTTTGGCAAGCTCGTCTACTTCTGAGGCGCCTTCTTCTAGGCCGTCCCAGTTGACTTCGGGCATGCGCATTCCCCTCTCCGGTGATTGCCTACCGACCAGAGGGTCGGGGCTGCTTCGCCTAGACGTTCTCGGAATGCCCGCGTAAGACCGGGGTTCGTGAGGTTCCGATTCGCGAGGGCCGCCTCAACGTGTGCACGGTCTCGCGGCGCCAGACCTGCCAACAGTTGGGCGATTTTGCAGCTCGGGCCGGTCTGTCGTTTGCCTGCGTCGTCGGCAACGTTTTTCCAGTTCACTCGTCACCCTTTCTGTGACTGCAGCCGGTAGGCGCTGCGAACTGTTGACTGGATTTCCCGTTCGGTGAGCCCTGCAGCCTGTGCCGGCCCCGTGAGGACACTTTCGCATTCGGCTTCACTCGCGCCATCAGCACACATGCAACGCGCTGCCCAGAGAAGCGCCTGGTTTCGATTACCTTCCGGGGCCATTCGGACCGTTTGGACAAGGCCGGTGTAGTCAGCCGGTCCGGTGTAGTCCATAGGCGTTGATACTGGTGGAGTGCGCGGCTTTTCTTGCACAAGGGCGACCAGCCAGGGCGGGCACTCTCGGATTGGGAGGTCAGCTTCACATTGATACGGGCCTGCTTGCGTGGCTGATCCTGCGGCCAGAACGTAACCGCCGTGCCTTCCGCCATTGGTCCGCACGTCCAGGAGCCCACGCACTGGTGAGGCTTGCGACGCCCGAATTTGACTAGGCCATCGGTAGTACAGGTGCAAACCCATACGGGTTGTTTGGACTCGGTAAGTGTCGCGAGTTTCGGCCCAATCTGCGCCGACTCGTTCACTAATTGCTCTAAAGCAATCTTCTCCGTCGACATGTGGACCGTAGAGGTCGTGGATCCACTCACTGGCGGTCCCTTTCAAGTGCCACGGCTTCTTATACACGTCGCAGTCGACGACGAGGAGCCCGGACTGTTTGCATGAGATGCCGATATTCGCTTTCGGCCAGCGCGTCCACCATCCGATGATTCGATCGAGGTCGGTGGTGGCCACGTCACCCCACGGCACCAACGGTTCTTTATCGATGGGCCGGCCGTCTCGCATTGTGCCTGCCGGATGACAGGGGAATATGTGGAAGTTTTTTTGTGCGGCGCGGACAGCGTGCTCAATCATTCGCCAGGATCGTCGTGGTGCGGGGGCGTTTCGAGGCGGTAAATTGATTCGGTGAGGCGGAGCCGGCTGAGGCGGGCCCGGTCTGCTTCAAGGGCGCTAATGATCTGCATCATGCGGATGACGCCCCGGGAAACACTGAAGGAACATATGGAAACGATGGCGGCGGTGACAATGCCAAAAATCGCGTCTGCGTTCATTAGTCGTCCTCGTTTCTGTCGTTTACATCGGGCAGGTGCAGCAAAAGTAGAATAATCACCCCGATGAGTAGGATGATGACGGTAATCTCAGTCACTGGTGATGTCTCCCAGCCAGCTCGCGAGGACCAGGATGTCGTCCCTGTCGGCTGCGAATTCGCGGAGCGATACAGGCTTGTCCTGGCCGCAGCCATCACATTTGTTAGCGACTGTAGTCATCATCGTCTCCCCCTGTTGAGTTGACGAGAGCGACGGCAGCGAGGAACAAGATGACCGATGATGCGATGATGACGTACCAGATTTGCGCATTACTCATTCGATTCGTCCAAACGTGAATAGCAGATCGCGTAACCGATCAGATCAACAATGGAATCGTGATGGTGCGGCGTGGACCGCAGCCGCGAAATTTTGAGGCAGGCCATCATCAGAGCCACATCCTCGGGCGTAACATCCACCCCAAGCACTCCCGACCACATAGCGGCCGTTCGCAGAAAGTCCTGGTTGGGATGCCCATAGGCGGCTTGACGTTCTCCATGGCGGACAAGCTTGGATGCCTCCAACTCGACCGGCAGGGCATCCGTTTTCTTCTTTTGCACAGGGGACGCCTTTCAGGTCCCGGCAAGGGGGGCCTTGAGTTGATGGCCCCCCTTGCCGGGAATTTGCCATTAGCTCACTGTCATTCCGCTGCTGACGTTCCACCATCGATTGCAGTGGGCGCAGTGAACACTTAGATCGCTCCAGATGTAGACTTGATGTTTGTCTGTGCCGCTGAGTTCGCTTTCTTTTGGATCGTCGTAAGAGGCCCTGTATTCTTCGCGATCGCAGCAGCATTTCTGTGGTTCAGGAATGGCTGTGCTAAAGGTTGCGCTGAAAGCGCCCCACCGGGCGTCATGGCGTTTCATCTCTTCTCCACGGCTGCACAGGGTTAGAGCGTCTTGTACAGCATTTCGATCTGTGCTTCGGTGAGTCGGCTTGTGTCGATACCGCGCTGCGACAGCGCTACTACTCTTGGGTCAACGCCCGGGGTGACAGCAGAAGCAGGCGTGGCGGGGGCAGCATTTGGCGTGGTCGGTATGCTGGCCGTCTGCGCCGAGGGGCCAGGCCAGCCGGACTGCTGAGCGGGCGCCGGCTGCCCGGTCACCCCTGCCCAAGGGTCCGAAGGCTCCGGCGGCGAATAGGTCGCCTTAAACTCTTTCGGCGGCTTCCCCCGCTTACCCTGGGCGAGCTGCCCATCATGCGTGTACGTCAGCGACAGATAGCCGCCCGGCTCGAACTTGGCGCCGGAAGCCTTCACGGCGTCGCGGACAGCCCAAGCCTTCTTCCACTCCAGGTAGACGGCGCGCTGCCCGTCATCCTCAGGATCGGACGGATCCCGCTGATTGGTCTGCAAGGTGACCCGTAGAACTTCCTTCGGGCGCCCATCACTCCAGAACACGGGCTCGTTCGTGTCGAAGTCGCGTTTCTGCTGCTTCCCAAACTCGACGATGGTCCCCTCCCAAGTGATCGGCGGGGCGCCATCAAAGGATGCCGACTTGACACCTCCTCCCATGAGGAAGTCTTCCGCGGATCCGTGTTGCTGGTAGGACTGCTGTGCGGGCTGTGTCATTCTCGTCCCTTCAAGGCGTACTGCTCTACTAGTTCAACGGCGCGCGAGTCACCGGCGTGGTAAAACAATTGCTTCGCTTCCAATGGTGTGAGGCCGAGAATCTTTGCGGCTGCTTCTCCGACGTAGTCATCGCTATCATCCGGGCACATCTGCGCCGCCGTTTTGAAAACGTTTTGGTTCGGGTTGGTGAAGTGCAGTGCCCATCCGGCTACGCAGCGCGTCGTACCGCACCACGAAGCGGTGTCTTCCCATGACCATTGAGCGTGCGTCTCCGGATACATCGTGATCTGGTCGCGGATGCGTTGAAACATTTCCTGATTGAGTACAGGCGGGTCAGTCATCTGCAGCTTCCTGTCGGTTTCGCGGATGGAATATCGATTTCGTCGTCATCCCAGGCAAGGGCCGGCGCCCACCCACGCGACGCCGCGTGATTACAGGCCCGGCTGTATGCCTGGTTGTCGACACCATGCGCACGCGGATCCCAGCTCCACCGCTTGTCGTACAAGGCTTTGACAGCCCTGGCGGTTCGAACGGTCACCGACGTGCGTTGAATTGCGGCGCTGAAGTTGTTGTCTGTCATGCCCAGCGCCATGGCTAGGTGATGTTGGGGCCAGCCCGCGGCGACCAGCGCTTGCAGCCTCCTGCGGGTCCCGGTCGCGTCAACAATCGTGGACGGGCCGAGCAGTTCCAGGGACGGCTGCACAGCCAGCACAGCAGCAGCCAAAGCGGGCCTCACCTGCTCCTGGGGGCCTGCGCCACGTTCCGGCCGGCCATTCAAAATGCTTTGAAGACGTTTACGGTCTATGCCGGATACTTCAGCGATCCGACGCAAACCGATCTTGCAGTCTTGCAAGTTGCGTATGTGGCGGCGTACCGGCTCCGCATCCACATGCGGCTGCCACTCGCTCCTGCGCATCGCATACTCGCGGGCATCGTTGTACTGGGCGACCGCCCACCGGCACGTGTAGCAGCCGCACCCATCGAGCTTCGCCCGCGCATACCCATGCTCACGAGCCATGACGAACCTCCTCGGGGCATAGAAAAAGCCCCCGGTTAAGGGGGCTAGGTGTCTGCGAAGCTCTCAAGCCAGCGAATCCATTGGATGCCGCAGTCTCTGCAGCCCGTGAATGTTCGCGTCATGAACGTGTGACAGCTATGGCAGAGCAGAGCCAGGTTGTGGGGCGCGTTGTTGCCGCCCAAGCGGACGTCCCGCAGGTGGGCCCGCTCGAAGTAGCTGTCAGCCTCCTTCCACGTGCGTACCTGCTTGCCCATCGTCCGGCAGGCGAAGCAGCACGCCACGTCAGCATCGAGCAGCACATCGACCGCCCTGCTCCATGGACTCACAGGAGCCGTCTGCCAGTAAGCGGCGACGGCATGCCGCTTCGGCATCCTGCAACGCCTCCTATTGGTCACCTTCATGAGGTGGCGGTGAGGACAGATCGGCATGTCAGACACGGTTGCAGCCCTCCCTCGGCCGGTTGGAGGCGAAGCGCCCCGGGTACATCCCCTGTGAGGCTCCGGCACTGTTCGAGTGTGTCGGAGCCTCTCTGCGAGCGTGTGCCTGAGCGGCGGGTCGGCGCGTCAAGTGGTGGTGCCACAAAGCCAAGTTGGCAAATTTTGGTTGACCTTGGGGCCTCCCATACGCGTCGGCGCTACGGTGACAGCCGTGAGGAACAGCGAGCGTGTCATGAAAGCCGGGCGCGAGGTGCTGACCAGGGCAGCACTAGACATCCAGCCGCATGTAAAACACACCCGGATGGTGAACGAACCCAGCAAGGAAGCGTTAAAGGAGTGCTGCTGCGCCCGCGAGTCGTTCGTGAAGGATTGCAAGCCCGCGGCACAGTACGAAGGGCAATGGCACCCCGACTGCGTGGCTCACGGCACCGAGGCCGGGCCCCGCATCACGCACTACGGGGGGCACCTCTAGCGGTGGCCTGAGCAGCCCTGCTTGGTGTTGGACTTGAACGGGCAGTACCGGCAGTCGTCGGCTGTGGCGAAGTCTTCTGGGCGTCGTGCGGGCCCGAACTCGTCGGAGTTCAGGGCCGCAGCGATGCGATCCACTCGCTGTAGAGCTGCGACAGCAACAGACTCGTCGTAAGGCTCTGTCCACACGTGGAGGCCCTTGAGAGATCCTGCCTCTCGGGGCCAAGCGATAATTGCCACGTGCTCCACAACCTCGCCGGCCCGGACTGCGGCGTATGCGTACGTGTGGACTTGGGTGCGGTAGGTAGGAGATGGACCCTCAAGCCGTAGCTTGCTGAGGGAGGAGTTACCCAGACACTTGTGGTCGTCAAGCATGCACAGGGTCCGGTCCAGAAGATCTCCGGTACCTCTTGGCACGAAGGCCGATGGCAGGACCAACGGTATCTCGGTGGCGTAGCGGCCCGTGCCGAGATCCGCCCATTGGAACATGCCGGCCAGCCCAGCGTGGATGCAAGTACCCACGAATGCCGCCCACCCGTCACCTCCAGGATTGACCGGAGGGACCCGCATGAGCGACATGGCAATCCGCCGATCGCAAGGCGTCCCGATCTCGGACGGCCCCAGATGGGTTTGAGCGGACCGGTTCTCTGCGGACCGCCGGTTGTCGTAGGCGTAAAACAGTTCTTTGAACCGGGAGGCAATCTCAAGGGCTAGCCCTTCCATCGGTTCGGACTGCCGTCGCTCCGTAGGTGGGCACCCAGCAAAATCAAATAGATCATCCTGTGCCACGTATCATCCCGTCAATCAGTGCGAGCACGAAAACAATGACGACCAACAGCCATAACAGGGTCACGTAATACTTGACGTTGGAGGTGTGCTCCCTGGGCTGGCGCCGATGAGTGGGGGCACCGCGCCGGTGGCTAGTCATTCCCCGAATCCATCACCGTGCGCCACGGCCCGTACAATAGATCAAACTGTTCCGGTGTGATCAAATCCTGTACGACAAGCGCTTGTGCGGCGTCCCCAGCGGCGGACCCAGCGACGTACCCACCGGCGGACCGAGCGGCGTACCCAGCGGCGGACCAAGCTGCGTCCACAGCGGCGCACGCAGCTGTGGACCGGGCGGCAAACCAAGCTGCGTCCCCACCGGCGGACCCAGCTGCGTACCGAGCGGCGGACCGAGCGGCGGAGAGTTGGCCGGCTTCCTGCTCGGTGAGTTGGCTTGCCCGTGCAATCAACGTTGCGACGGCCTGCCCGTTAGTGCCCAAAGCCTGCCAAGCCTCCACCTCACGCAGAACACGCAAAGACCGGAAACCAAACTTGTGGTCTTCCTGGGCGACAGGGCTGCCCGCTACTTCAAACAGGCGACACGGCCACTCCCCACCAATCAAAGTCTCCGAAGGCGAATCGGCTGCATGATAGACACCATCGGAACAGCATTCGAATCTTTCCCGGGCAGGCTTCAACGCAAGCCGCCTACCAGTCCCAACAAGCGACACGTAATCAACCGTACCGGTCCGAAAATCGGTACCATCCAAACGAGTAGCCTTAAAATATATGCGAGTCATGACTACTTCTCTTCCGTGATCTCGAACGTCCAATAGGACCCATGTTCGTACCGGTCGACGGAGAATGTGGTGAGATCTCCTTCTACGGTGAGTCGCTGGCCGTCCGGCATGGTGACCTCAATCCGTGCGGTGGGCAGGTCCTGCTGAATCAGCTTGGCCATTACTTCCACATCCTCATGAGGCGGAGGGCTTGCCCGCCCGTGATCTGCACTGGGCCCATGTCGTCGAAGATGTCCCAAAACCATCCGAGATCAACCCACCAACGCCAATACAGCGGATCAGACTTCCCGACACGCGCATGGCAGAGCAAACCCAGCGTGTTAGTGCCGCCGAGCGCGAGACACGTGGTAGACAGATCGGCCCACCAGTCTTGCCACTGCCCTGTTCCCGGATGAGGGTCGGGCGTGTAGCCGTTTTTCACGGACACGATGATGGGTGGTGGGGCGACGATGCCGTGAACCCAAATGTCACCAGGGTCATCCCGTTTACCGGCTTTAGTGCGTTCGGCGGCAGGAAATCCGTTGTCGCGGAGGAAGCGGACCATCGCCCGCTCCCCACGCTTGCCCTTTTCCTGACTGTTCACCATGGGATGTCACCGATGGGCCGCAGCGTTGCATCTATGAGCGTGCAGCCCTGCGGGACGAGCGTCGTTTCAACGTCGGGTGGATCGATTTCCGCGCTGTACCCGCACTGGTAGTCGCCGGCACCATTCGGCCGCTTGAACGATGCCTCCCCGAACCAGAACGCTTCGGTAGGCTTAGCACTCCATGCACTCATGTCGTAGGTCAT